AAAAATCTGTACCTGATAAAGATTTACAAGAAAAATTAAAAGCGCAACTACAAACACAATTACTACAATCTAATACACAAGAGTTACAAGCTGCAGCAAAAATTATTGAGGCAGAGGCCAAAGCGGGCTGGTTTGCATCGAGCTGGAGGCCCCTGTTAATGTATGTATTAATATTTATTTTGGTCTGGAATTATATTCTAGGACCAGTTGTAAAGATATTCACAGGAGCTGTTATCTCCTTTGAATTGCCTGGCGATGTTTGGGGTCTTCTCCAGATAGGTTTGGGCGGTTACGTCGTGGGACGCAGTGCGGAATCAGTTGCTAGAACAATAGCAAACAAACCAGCTGCGAATAAACAACAAGAAAATGGATAAGGAGTTAACATGAGAAACGATTACACACAAAGACCAAGACCAGGATTTAAAGCTGGTGGTAAAGTTAAGAAAAAAGGTGGGTTTCCAGATTTAAATAAAGATGGAAAAACAACATATGCAGATGTAATAACTGCTAGAATGTCTTCAAAGAAAAAAGGCAAAATGATGAAAGGTAAAAGATAATACTTTTATTTAAAATCACTTTATGTCAGAATTGAAGAAATTTAAATGTACCCTTTGGGGGATTATTGAAAAGAAGGCTTGCCCAGAAGTATTAGCTACTAAAGTAGTTGAGGAAAAAAGCTACGAAGAATTGTTGGAAAAATACAACATAGCCCCTAATGGAACTTATTGTTTAGTGGAGGAGATAATCTAATGATTGACCCTTTTACAATACAAACAGTAAAGAAAATGATCAAAGAAAAGAAGGAACAGCTTGTAGAAATCACATCTACAGGTGGTGTTGACAACTGGCCGAAATATCAATATATGGTAGGTCAAGTAAAACTTTGTGAACAATTTGAACAGGAACTCTCGAACCTGATAAATAAACAGGAGCAAAATGACGACACAAGTCGCAAACAACAAAGAAGGCAATGAAGTACCAAATAAAGTATTTGGATTACTTAATGCTTATAGAGATAAAGAAGAACTAGAAAAAGAAAAAGTTCTAGATCCAAATAAAATAGAGCAGTCTGCTCTAGATAGAATGCCTACGCCTACTGGATGGAGAATATTAGTATTACCTTATATGGGTCCATCAAAATCTAAAGGTGGATTATATTTACCTGATGAAGCAGTTGAGCGTACGCAACTTACTACCGTTGTTGGTTACGTATTGAAAGTTGGTGATCTTGCTTATGCTGATAAAGATAAATTTCCAGAAGGCCCATGGTGCAAGGCAAAAGATTGGGTAATTTTTGGAAGATATGCTGGTTCAAGATTTAAAATTGAAGGTGGTGAAGTTCGTATCTTAAATGATGATGAAATCATTGCTAAAATTAAAAACCCTGAAGATATTATTCACGTATACTAACAAGGAGCAACTATGAACGATGAAATAAAAGATACGGTTGAAGTTGAAATAGATCTTCCAAATAAGGAAGCTTCTAATGAAATTCAAAAAGAAATAGACAAGCTTCAAGCAGTTAAGGACAAACAACCTGAAATTGAAATTGAAGAACAAAAAGAGGAAGTAAAAGAAACAAAACCTGAAAAGGAAAAAAAGTCAGAAGAAAAGTTATCCACAAAAGAAGAGGATAAAAAAGAAGAAGACTTTGAAAAACACAAAACAAGAGTTCAAAAAAGAATTAGTGAACTAACTTGGAAACTTCGCGAAGCTGAAAGAAAAGAAAACGAAGCTATCACTTATGCTAAACAAATAAAAGAAGAAAGCGAATCTATACGTAAAAGATTTACGTCTATGGATAATAACTATCTTACTGAGTTTGAATCTAGAATTAAATCTCAGAAATTAGCTGTAAGAGATAAACTTAAAGCAGCTATTGAATCTCAAAATGCAGAAGAGATTGCAAATGCAAATGAAGCATTAGCAAGACTTACTGTAGATGAAGAGAGAGTAAGAGTTTCTAAATTAGAAAGAGAATCTGAAGCTAAAGAGATTCCGGTTAAACAAGAAGTAGAACAAGTAAGAACTGTTCAACAACCGGTAATTCAGCCAGATCCTAAAGCTGAAGATTGGGCTTCTAAAAACCCATGGTTCGGTAAGGATGAGGCTATGACATATACAGCCTTGGCTTTACATAAAAAACTCATAGAAAATGAAGGATATGACGCTAAATCTGATGAGTATTATGAAGCTATAGATTCTTATATGAAAAAGAAATTCCCACAAGAGTTTACAAGTGAGGATAAAAGTGTTAGTAAGGACGAACAAAATACTAACATCGGTAACCGCAAGCCCGTTCAGTCTGTGGCATCCGCAACAAGAACAGCAAAATCTGGACGCAAAACTGTTAGGTTAACTTCAGCTCAAGTCAATGTGGCTAAGAGATTGGGTGTACCTATTAGTGAATATGCTAAATACGTGAAGGAGCAATAAAATGACTAAAATAGATAAAACCTCGCGCCTAAACCAAACTAGAATTAAATCCGAAAGGAAAAAAGTTTGGAAACAACCATCGAGCTTAGATGCGCCTCCAGCGCCAACAGGATTCAAACATAGATGGATCCGATTAGAAACACAAGGTTACCAAGACACAGGTAACGTTTCTAAAAGAGTGAGAGAGGGTTACGAATTTGTTCGTTCTGATGAATTAGAAGACGGACATGGTTACCCTGTAATCGCAGAAGGAAATCACGCTGGAATCATTGGAGTAGGTGGCCTTGCGCTGGCAAGGATACCGGAAGAAATAGTTGAGTCGCGTAATGAACACTTTAGACGAAAAACTAAAGATCAAATGAATGCGGTTGACAACGACCTTCTGAAGGAACAGCGACCTGAGATGCCTATGAGTATTGATAGATCATCACAGGTTAGTTTTGGAGGTAAAAAGAAATAATTCTTTTTACTAAATTGTTAACCCTAAAAAGGAAAAATAAATATGTCAAACCAAACAGGAAATACTGGTCTACAACCAGTAAGACTATTGGGTGGTACGCCATTTAACAATTCACAAAACAGGTATCGTATTTTAAAAAATTACGGCAAAGCAATATTCCAAGGTGATTTAGTAAAACTAAATGCCACTAACGGAACTATTAATGCTGTAGCTTCTTCTAATGACGTTCCAGTTGTGGGTGTGTTTAACGGTGTAAATTATACGGACCCGACTACACAAAAGCCGACGTATAAGAATTACTATCCAGGAACAGTATCTGCTAACGATATTATCGCAGCAGTTATTGATGATCCAAATGTAGTGTACTCTATTAATGCAGATGCAACTTTTGTTGTGGCAGATCTTTATGCTAACTACAAAATTAATCCAACTGCAGGAAGCACTACCTCAGGAAACTCAAGATTTAGTCTTGATGTTGCGACAGGCGACAGCTCTTCAACTTTTCAGTTGAAAGCAATCGACATTTCGCAAAACCCTGACAACTCTAATACAGCTGCACCATCAGGCGTAGATGTATTGGTTATTATTAACAACCATGCGTATCGTAGCGGTACGGTTGGTAACGACTAAACGGAGAATATAAACTATGGCTATATCACGAGCACAACTAGTTAAAGAACTAGAACCAGGTTTGAACGCTTTGTTTGGACTTGAGTACCAAAGGTACGAAAACGAGCATGCGGAGATCTTTACACAAGAATCATCTGACAGAGCTTTCGAAGAAGAAGTAATGCTATCAGGTTTTGGTAGTGCCCCAGTAAAATCAGAAGGTGCAGCAATTAATTTTGATACTGCGCAAGAAGCTTTTACAGCAAGGTACAATCATGAAACTATTGCTTTAGCATTTGCTATCACTGAAGAAGCAATTGAAGATAACTTGTATGACAGACTCGCTGCAAGATATACAAAAGCATTAGCAAGATCTATGGCTAATACTAAACAAGTTAAAGCTGCTGCTGTATTAAACAATGCATTCAGCACTTCTCAACTTGGTGGAGACGGAAAAGAGCTTTGCGCTACAGACCATCCATTAGTATCAGGTGGAACATTCAAAAATGAATTGTCTACAGCTGCTGACCTTAACGAAACATCATTAGAACAATCTTTGATTGACATTGCTGCTTTCGTTGACGAAAGAGGCTTAAAGATCGCTACTCAAGGTAGAAAATTAGTAATTCCTAAAGAATTACAATTTACCGCTGAAAGACTTATGAAGTCTGCAGGCAGAGTAGGAACTGCTGATAATGACATTAACGCTATCAAAAATATGGGAATGTTACCTGAAGGTTATGTAATTAATCATTTCTTAACTGACACAGATGCATTCTTTATTTTAACTGATGCGCCAAATGGCTTAAAGCATTTCGTTAGAGCTTCATTAAAAACAGCAATGGAAGGCGATTTCGACACTGGCAACATGAGATTTAAAGCTAGAGAGAGATATTCATTTGGATTCTCTGATCCTAGAGGAATCTTCGGTTCACCGGGAGCTGCGTAATCACTTACATTAAGTGTTTAATAAAAGGGCTGGGTCTATTGACCTGGCCCTTTTTATTTGGTAGAAATAAATCACTATACATTAACTTCTGATCTAGACGCGTATAGTCGACGGCCTAGAGACTAGATTGGAAAAACTAGGAGAATATAACTATGGCACTAACAACTTTTTCGGGTCCAGTCCGATCATTAGGTGGATTTATTGGG